ATAGCTAGATCCCAGTCACCTTCTATGAAGTCGAAGATGTCACCTTGATAATGTTTATCTGTGGGCTGGTCACTAGGTAATAGATCACAGCTCCACGCATTGTGTCCACGTTTAGCGAATGCCTCACGTACTACACCGCTGTATTCACAGCCTACTAAAACGTTCATGATTGTATAAAATACTAAAGTGGATAAGTTAGTTATTAACTAATTGGTCAACACGTCCTAGACAATAGAACTCGATGATTAACCACACGCAGTAATTCTTAAATGTCATTGTGTCCGTAACTGTTTTATCAGCCACACATTGACGCATCCAATCATCACCAAGCATGTACTCAAGATGTTGTTCTATTTCTTCTTCGTATTCGTTGAAAAATTTGCGTGTCTCATAGTAGTAAATAAAACCTGATGGAGCGCATGAAGCGCAGCCATGCTCCTGAATGTCCTTGCATTCCTCGATGTCATCAAATCTTTCATCGAGTACTGCCTTTAATCTTTCTTGCATGAGTTTAAAAAGGCTACTCTCATTGAGTAGCAATTGATGTGGACGGAATCGAACCGTCCTAAAACCATTCATCTAGTAATTGATATACCTATCGGTATAAGGTGAGAACCCGCATTCTCTGTATGTCAACGCCCCTGTTTGAACGTTGTATCTGTTCTCATAGACTGACTCGTTAACTAGTGACTGAACCCATAAGCCAAGGCTTATAACATCGTTGAACATTAAGTTAAGGATCTTAGTCCTTGCAACGTTTTTGTATAGGTATGTCCTCCCATTCTGGAAGGTGTACTGAACAGTCTTGTTAAAAGGGTTAACCTTTACGCCCTTGTAGGCTGCACAGTCACTGGTACGATGAGTTACTTCAAACATAATTAATAAAAACAATTGAACAAAATATCCAGCCTTGTATGTAATACAAAAGTGGATAAATGGCAGTCAAGGAATCGAACCTTGAAGAGTGCATACCATGCCTGCCGTGCTTCCCGTTTGTTTATTTCCCCACCTGTCCCTGACTCTCGATTGGTCAGGTCTGCAGCTTATCAAAGCTGCGCTGTTACGTTAGATCTCTTGCCGCTGTTGGGTTTCACTGCTGGTCACAAGAGCACACAAGCCAGATGGTTGAAGTGTTATGTCTTGGAGAGTTAGTTGTAGTTTAGTTTAATCTATCTCTCTCACCCTAAAGGGAGAGATAGTTAAATTAAACGTAAAACAACTAATCTCTTATTCCCATTCTAGCTTAATTTCTCCCTAAGTGGATAGATCAAAATCAACAAATTTTCTGGAATCGGCAAGAAACCAGGTATAGTCTGGGATCTCAGCGAATTTGGTGGTAATGTATTATTTTTTACTCTCGGCTGGAATCTCAACCAGTGCAGCACATCCCAGATTGTTTCAAAGTGTAACGCGACAGATCGCTGGATAGGGATGAGAATATATAATCCGCGCGCCTAGCCCGCGCCTGCGTTGATTGTTCGCGTGTGCGGGCGCGTTAATTGATCGCGCGCAAGGGAAAACACATGCACAATGCAGCAAATCCCTTGCTATCACTGGGTTAACGCTGGATTACATATCTAGCGCGCGTTGTTTTCCCTTGGAAAAATCGACCTACCCCATAGGGGGTGTCCTTGGCTCGCCGTAATAAATATATGCCTTCAGACATTTTTGCCAAAATCCTGGAGGAACTGGTTAAACCCTTTATCTGTTAATACATGTTTAAACATATCGTCATACACCTTAGGAGGAACGGTACATATATCAGCACCAGCCTCAAAGCATTTAGCAGCAGACTGAGCAGAGCGAATGGATGCTGCTAATACGCGCGTGTTGCTTTTATGAATGCAGAATACTTTTGCTATATCTCTTATCAATCCAATGCCATCATGACCATTATCATCCAATCTCCCAACAAAAGGAGACACATATGTTGCACCAGCTAACGAACAAAGTATTGCTTGACTAACACTGAACACTAAAGTCATGTTGACTCGTACACCCTGTTTAACAAGATGTTTACAGGTTCTTAACCCATCAGGAGTACAAGGTAGTTTAATAGTCGCATAGTCTGCATACGTCTGCACTGTAGAAGTACTATTAGCTATCAACTCATCAAAGTACTCTCCTTCTACTTCTATACTTAGATCTTTTATTCCTAAATCAAATATCTCTTGGTACACCTCATGGGGTGTTCTCCCAGACTTAGCTATCAGGGTGGGATTGGTAGTGACACCACTGATTAGACCATCATTACGTCTAGCGATGTCATCTACTACTGCTGTATCAAGGAAGATCTTCATATGCTTTACCTATAGAAAAAGATCCATCCTTGTGTTCTTTAACTACCGCTTCATAGACTTCAGGCGGATGGTCTACCATGTAGTCTTTTATTGCTTTATTAACTGTTTGTTTTGAAACTATATCTATATATCTATTCTCTATCCCTATTAGATAACCAAGTATTATCCAATTAATAGGTTTCCAAGGAGTCTTCAAACTCTTGTATATCTTTCTGAATCTCTCCAGTTTAAGTCTAGGCATATATAGTGTTATTACTAATTGAGTGGTTAAAGGTAGGTGGGAGTATGTGTTTTAAAGTGACATCATTCACGGATGTCTATTAAAAGGGACCCGAAGGTCCCAGTTACAAGGGTCCACCCTTCCCCTGTAAACATGGGGTTACCCCCTTAAGTCCAAGTAGGTACTGAGCTTTGACCAGAGTTACCTCTTGCTTGTTGTCTTTGTTTAACGTCCAGTCCAAGTACTAAATGATTAGCACTGCTTTGTGGGTCATCTAGGAATTGTTCTAGGATGTCATCCCATTCTTCACGTTTACGTAGGTTGATCTGTTCTTGTGCTGATATTGATAAAGCATCTGTAAAGTATTTAACTCCCATTGCCAGACAATCAAGTCTGTCGTCATGTTTGACAGCAAACTTCATTCGGCACATACGACTCATCTGGTAAAAGAGCATATAGAGGAGCCTACTCTCAGGTGCACTGTCTTGGTTTGAGCTGTAATCCCACTCAACAACCCCACGGTCAACAACAAGACGGTGCTGGTTAAGAACAGGTTCAAGCGAATCAATAATCCTGTCTTCTTTTCGGACATTTGCACGTACTTCATCCACAAAGATGTTTTGTTTTGTTTGTTGAAGGTGTTTTTTAAAAAGTTCACTTACTATTCCGTCTCCAAAGTTTGTTTCTACTACTAAGGTCTTAGCATTGTATTTTTTACATCCTTTTAATATGTCAAGCAGGGTATTATCTGAATACCCGTCTCTGTAGGCACGCATTTCATGCAAGTAGATGAGACCGTTTTTCTGGGAAAGATAACAAGCTGCCGTTTCATCTGTTCCTCGTCCGGAGGGATCGACAGCACAAATGGTTTCACTATATTCAGTCCATTCTCCTTGCAATTGCATAGGTGAATAAAAGTAGTCTCCTGGAAGTCCCACGGTGGGTAAATCTTTAAGGAGATTCTTTGGATCTGAGCACCATATGATGTTATCGGGTGCTTTAGAAGGATTAACACTAGTGATAATAAGGTCAGACATCTTAAGAGGAAACTTTTCAGCATCACTAAGGGTTGTATCGAGCTGGAACTGGAGCATGTAGTTGCTTCGTCCCATGGACGCTTCCCTTTCTTGTAAATCTTCATTATCAAATCTGTCTGGGTCTGTTGGTTCCCATGGTGCTGCGCCATTATCTATGTCTTCTTGTAATTGAGGTGCTATTAATCCTTCGTAGGGTGTATTGTTTTTTGGATATCTTGCCGGCCAGATAAATGGTCTATAATTCCGCTCTGATAACTTACGATAAACAGTAAAAGTAGTCTGAGGAGTCCCGAGATACATAATACGGCTATCGTCTTTCGGCGTAAGGATGGATTCTGCTTCTGTACAGAGTTGAAGAAGTTTTTCACGCATTAATTCCGTCATACTGTTTCCTGGAACTTCGATATCGTCCAGAATCATTAAATCTGCTCTACTACCGGTCATCTGTCCCGTAATACCTACGGATTTAACTGATGGAGCTTGGTGAGGAGAGCAATTAACATCAAAGGAAATACGTGACCATCTACTATCATCAGCTTTAGGCTGTAAATGCTTAAGCCACGGTGTTTCGATAATTAGTTTCTGTAAAAAGATACTCATGTTGTCTGCTCTTTCCTTAGAAGCAGAAATTATCATTATTTTCTTCTCTGGGTCATTAAAGAGTGTCCATAACACAAAAGCACCAGTAATCCAAGATTTACCAACACCTCGAAAGGCTTGAATCTGGAGTCTCTTGGGTCCGTTCTGTAGGTAGTCTGCGATTGCATATTGTGCTCTTGTTGGAGAAGGTAAGTCAAGCTGCTCCCATAGGGCTTGCAGAAACAGCTTGAAATCGCCCTGTAAGGCGTTTAAAACGTCTTTCATATACGAATGTGTACAAATTAGTTAAAGGCTTACGTCAATCGATTTATCAAGGGTTCTGAAGCGAGGTGTTCGTAATAAAGGATCAGACCAATCATTGCCTGTTTCAACTGCTAAACGATTTTGAGGGTTTCTTAATGCGTTACCGTTTTTATTGTTGCCATTTTTACCGTTAATAAAAAGTTGTTGAAAGTTTAACTTCCCGTATCTTTTACTTAAATTCTTTTTTTCTAGTTTTTCTAAACCTTTATTTTTATCTTTAACTTCTCTAGCTTTTTGTCTATTTTCTTTACCTGATTTACCTTCTAAATTCTTTGGATCGTCACCTATACCATAGTTTTGAATTATTTTAAGTTGGTTTTTTAATTCTTCTTTAGTAATTAAACCGAGCTGTTGTTCTTTGTTTAATTGTCTTATAGCTTGTCCAGATTCTTGCCTTTCTATTTTATGGTCTGTTTGTATTCCTTTTGCTTTATTTTCAGCTTTAATACGAGCAGCAACAGTTAATTGATTTTTGTTTAAATGCTTATTACTTAATTTTAAATCACTTTGTCTTTTGCTTTCTTCTTTATTTTTTTCATTTTGAAGATCTCCAGCCTTGCGAAAAGCTATTTTTCCATGCCCTTGATCTTTAGCTTTGTAAATTTCTGTTTTGCCGTCTTTGTCTGTCCAAACTCCATATCCAAGTAGTTTATTATTAATATCTTGGACACTAGCACCCTCTTCTCTTAGTCGATTAGCTTCAGCTGTCGCGTCAGCTCTTGACATTCTATTAAATAATTGTAATTTATCGGACATAAAAAAAGCCCCTTGCGGGGCGGTTATATATACGTAAGTGGATAAGTTATGCAGCGATGTGGTCGCTTATCATTCGTTCTCTATTAGGTCGGCATCCAAATGTCTCTCGACACCATCCGAGCCAATGACTGCTACCTTTACCTTGGTTACATTCCT